TCAATAGCCTTTTTAAAGTATCTCAGCTCATCGTATTCTTTGAGGCTTATCGTTACTGTGTTTTCTTGTTTCATTGTCTTATTTTTTTTAGTTATAAAGTTAGTGCAGTGTGTCATCGTCTTAGTTTAGTTGTGGTTGTAAATAATTCCTCATAACCCCTAAATGCAAGCCAAAATGCGTTGGTTGCTAGCGACCCCTGTAAAAATAAATCAATGTCCATGCCGTGCATGGCGTATTTTGAAATGGCTAATGCAATCCCTCCTACTATGTATTTCATCGTTTTAGTTTATAGTTAGTTCCTCACCTGTCAAAGCGTGGTAAAGGTTTTGTAAATGATGAACCGAATAGCACTCAGTGTAATAATTACCAGCCACAAAGTGGATAGTGCCGCTTGTAAGTCCAAATGAAACGGCTATGTCTTTGTCTTTTCTGTTTTTCCAATCGAGCATATCCAACCATTCTTTTGTGAGTGGGATTGGGTTAATGCTACCCTCGTTTGAGTGCCATTCTGAAGTATAATCAACACCTTTCCCGTGTTCGTAGTAGGCGGTGTCAATCACTCCTTCGTCATCAATACCTATAACTACGCTTATCGGAAAACATGAAGATATAAAATTCCCTATTCTCAATTCGCTTGCTTTCATCGTCTTATTTTTTGACGAATATACAACTATTAACCGAATGAACGAACGCGCATTTTGCCACGCTTGTTTAGTTTCAGCTCCATCTCGAGATACCTAGCCGAGTCCAAAAAATGATTCCAGTTGTCAATCGGCTTGTTGAGTGATTTGCCTGTCTTGTCCGTATCCCAGGAGTACGCACGAAGTTCCTTGATAGCGTTCACGCTCCGAGCCGTGACCTGAAAGTGGTTCTCCTGCATGATGCTGATGCCGTACTTGATTGAATCTGCTCCTTTAGTTACGGGCTTAATCGAGAAACCTAGGTTGTTGATTTCCTGTATTGATTTCGGTTCAGCACTATCTGCGTAGATAGCATCTCGTTTCGTTAGTCCGTATTCAGCTAACTTTTTTGCAATGTCAGAATTGAGCAGACCCGTTTCGTAAATAGCTTCATCCCAAATGCGAACGCCATTGTATTCGTATGCAACCGCACAAGATGTTGGGTCGTTGGTGTAACCGAAGTCTATCCCTGCACCTATCAACTTGGCATCCTTTGGCAGTTCATCAATGATAGACCAATCGGAGAATATAACCCCCTCCAAAGAACCGACCTCACCGAATAGGTACACCTTGCACCAATTAGCCCAGTAGGAAGATATTATATTGTCCTCGTGGAATAGTTGTTCAATTGGTAACGTAACGTCCTTAAACGCTTTGCCTTTAGCTTTCTCAAGTTCCTTTATTATCGTGTCCTCAAGTGCCTCGTTATCCTTGTACGTTAGCACTACATAATCAGTATCGCTTTGGCTAATCAGCTCCGTGTGCGCCCAAAATGACTGAGTTGGATTGTAATCTATGTAGATAAATTTACGCGTACGCACCGCCATTTGATGGAACGATTCCCAGTTGATGTTGTTGGCTTCATTCACAAATAGAACGTCACGCCTTGCACCTCGCAGCTTGTCGGGCTGGTCTGCTGAAAAGAACTCGATGAAAGAACCGTTGCTGAATTTGTAGGTTAGGCTTGAGCGATTCCATTGTGTGCCAATGTCGTTTCCGATGCTGGTCATTATCTTGAGAAAGTCACGGATAGCACCCCTGCGAAGGTGTGGTATTGATTCCGATACTACGCTAATTTCTGCCTTTGGCGTTTGAACCGCGTAAGCAATCAGCAACGGAAGGATTGAGAATGTTTTGGAGCTGGATGTGCCGCCTTGAACAACACGGTAGCGCGATTTTAAAGCGGCTATCTTATCCTGTGCCGTTGTCTTTTGGAACATCTAGGTCAATTGGTTTAAACGGTGAAGCCTCACGAACGGTTGCATCAATCTTTTGGTTTGCTTTACCCTCCAATCTATCCAGTAACGCCTCATAAGCCCGCGTATCTCCCTTTAATGATTTGGCTATCTGAGCCATGTCCATCAATTCAATTGTAGTAAAGTCCTCCAGTTCGCCCGTGACTGGGTTCTTCTTTCGCTGCACTAACTCCAACAATCGTGTTAATCGCTTTGAACTATTGGGTATTCCTTTCGGTCTGCCGTTCTCGTTTCCGCTTTCGCCTTTCTTGAATTGGTGCTTGATTATGTTCTTAGGATTTGCCACGCTGTTGTTTCGCTGTTTTATTAAACCATTGCAAATATAGCTGATTGGCAATTTGCGCAGTCATTACGGGCGGTACACTCATGCCGATTAGGTACTTTGGTTCAATGCTTTTGAAGTTGTAATCTAATGGATATGAGCCAATTTTTTTAACTTCGTTTTTAGTGTAATTTCTTGGAATATCAAACAGAATAGTATTGTCTCCACTCGTTACGGTTAGTGGTGTGTCATTTGTGTAACACAATTTTGTTGTGAATCTATTTTGCTTATTCCCTAACCTAACATTTATCTGCCCAAAATCCTTATCACCTTTGATTCTCTTATCCCAAAGGTTGTTTTCTTCTTGGCTTATCGTTTTAATTAAATTATTCATTTCTGCAAAATCTCCAAACGGAATAGCCTTTTCATCAAACCTCAATTCTAACTTAGGATAGTTTAAGTCGTTCCGTTGGCAGATAAAAAACACCCGTTCCCGTTTCTGTGGCACTCCCATTGATGCGGCATTAAGTAGAAAAAGCTGAACCTTGTACCCTGCATCTTCAAAGCCTTTCTTTATCCTGTGAACGTAGCTTTTCGCGTTGCCTTGAATTAATCCTTTTACATTTTCTGCAATTACTACTTTCGGTTGTAACTTCTTTGCAAGTGCTATGAAATCAAAGAACAAATCATCTAATGTCTGCAATGCCTGACCCTCTCGAAATACCTTTTCTTTGCCCCAATCCTTTTCACGATTCCCTGCCATACTGAAAGATGAACAAGGTGGCGAACCGTCCAGAATATCAAGGTCGTAAAGTTCTTCAGGAAATTCAGTACGCTTTACAAATTCTCGTATATCTTCAACGTAAAGGTGTTTCGGGTTGTGGTTAGCTTTGTACACGTCTGCAACCTTGGGGTCAATCTCAACGCCTCCTAAGTGGTCAAAGCCTGCCAGTTTGTAACCCATCGTAGAACCACCACCACAAATGAAAGTGCCGAATACTTTTAACCCGTTTGATTCAGGATAACCATCGGACAAATTCCACTTATACGGAAACCTATGCTTTACAATTTCAGTAGTGACCATACGGCTTGCTCAGGTGTTGCGGCTATCTTTGAAAGTGCTTCTTTGACTTGGTTGTATTCATCTTCTGAATAGGTCAATTTAATAACCATGTCGTCTCCTAATTCATCAATATCTATTTCCTTGTTCTTGTCGCTGAAATCGTCAGGCTGCCAAACATCCAACCCCCAGCTTTCCAAGTCTTCCGCGTTCCACTCATTAGCCAATGCATCCCAATTCCATTCACCGTTGTTAACATTGTCGCGAATGATTATCTCGCGTTCCTTTTCTTCGGTCAATCCGCTTAGTAGATAGGTCGGCACTTCCTTCAAACCGTTAGCCTTTGCAGCCTCATAGCGTTGGTTTCCTGCAATCACAATCAGTTCGCCCGTGCGGTCTGAAAGTATCAACGGACGCGCCTCGAAGTAATCCGGACTATTCTTCAACGATTCGCAAAGTTTTTGAAACGAATCTGACTTAATTGTCCGAGGATTGTTCGGTAGCTTATTGAGGTCTGAGAGTTTCCTAAGTTCAGTTTTGTTCTGCATTCTCCAAAGTTAGTTTAATTCGCTGCCTTTACCCTCGTCATTGCATTGTTTACACTTAAACAAAATTAGGGTGTCTGTAAATCACTTTACCATTGTGCCTGACCTCTGAATTGTTAATCACAGTTCCAGTAGGAATTGATGGTGTAAAATCCTCAGCCTTTGGTAAGTAATCCATTTTCATTTGCCTGTTAAAAGTTGCAATTAATACTCCATCAACGTACAACTTTGACCCCTTCGGTATGTATCTTTTCATCTTATTTAGTTTAGTTGTTTAATCATCACGTTAGTATCATCCCACTTCCTCGAT